CAGAGAGACGGCCAAGCACAGCAGAATTTGGACCAACGACTGGGAATACAGGTAAAACCTGTAGTATCAGCCTGTCCAAGTGTTCGCATGTCTTCCGGTAGCCAGCAACCCAAAGCTGGTTCCTAAGAGACACCGTCGACACAATCTGCGTTACGTCCCGTCGTGATGCAGGGAGTAGTTGTCTAACGCGTGTGATAGAAACATCACGCCCGTTATAGTACTCCTTGCCACAAGACTCTCGGAATTTGCCTTCCCAGAAAGACTTGTGCCAGTTTACCTTGAAGCCAAACAGCTCAAGGTATTGGATCACGACTGCCACGCTGTGTGTGGGGACAATAATATCATCCCCATACACCCGCACACCAGACAGAAGGGCTTGAAGATCCCCTCTTGACAGTGGGCTTGAGTTACCATGCGCGTGCACTTCATCTTCGAGAGCTAGGGCGATCACAGTAGTGAACACCATTGCTTCGAAGGGAAATGTTAGCGCAGAACCCATGGACGCGAACTTGCGTAACGGGATCACCATGTTTGGGTGATACCAAAACGCAGGAACACTGGCACGTTGAGATCTGCATGCATCGACTGCCTCTCTGACGAAAGGAAATCGATGGAACAGATCCATGACGTGCTGGTAGGAAACGCGATCGGAAGCTTCACTCAGATCGAGTGTCGCCAAGGAGCCATTGAGGCTACCTTTTCTGGCCAGTTGCTGGTTAGGCGACTGGTTGCTGAAACCGATCACTGCACTGAGGGAGGAAAATCCCTCAATGTAGCGAACGAGAGGTTGCATGAGAGCCTGCTGGCAGTATTGCATGCCAGTTGGCTCTATAGCAATCAATCGAGGCGTTTCTTGCGTCTTGGGGACTGTGATGACCCGAACGGGTCTCTCATCCCCGGGCGACCTGAAGTGAACATCATCGAGGCGGCTGTAGTAGCGCCACGATGGGAGACAGTACTCGCCATATGGGAGTACCGATTCCAGCCTGTCGGTCCACTCGAGCTGATAGAATTTACCGTTACCGGTCAATCCATCAGCAGTGGAACCTGGGCCATGCTTCGGGACGAGACGGTTGTAGTAGACATCTGCGTCGAGTTTGGCGAAGATGTCACTGAACAACCGGAACGCCATATGCCGGAATCGTCCTTGTAAGGACGAGCCGACATAGGCATCCTCTCTCGAACCCACTTCAGAATCTGTCTTGACGTACTGCCAAAGAGCACTTGCAACGCGATCTTCATCGCAGGGCAAGTACATCTTCTTGAACAACAGCGTGAGCTGTCGTATCGCGAAGATGGCATCCTCTGACGGTTCGTCAAGCAGGTAGCCACTGTGGCGATCAAACACGCGATCCATGAGATCACCCAGGAATCTGGGCGTCTCACCCTGCAGCTTCCACGAGTGGAACTGCAGATGGGGATCGACGAAGCCTCGGTCCAGACAAGTTTCCAAGTCTTTTCCGAAGGCAGGAAGGGTAATAGTGAGAAACTCACCACCCTCGTGTTTGAAACGACGGTCGGCCACTCGCAAAGAGTAGTCGAGCGTTGTGCTTCTGTGGCATCCGTTGACAAGGTAAGTTTCCCTTGTCAGCACACGCCAGAACTGCAACAGACTTCTCACAGTCAGCGTCCTTTCTGAACGTTGAACAGTGGGCTGTCCATCACCAGGGCTAAGCTCGTGATTAAACGAGCCGCCGGCTACCCAGAAGATATGGGTAGGTTTGCAACGCAGCGTGTGCCAATGTGATACAGGATTGGACAAACTGAGATCCACCAAAAGTGGACCCAGAACCAGTAGAGTCGATCAAGACTCCGCTGGCACCAACCCTGCCACCGAGAGTTGCCCGCACATCTGCGGTTAGCTCTCAGCACCAAGAACCTTGGTGACATTGGCTCCGGTCGAAGCAGTCAACCACGCCGTCAAGGCGTCGACGATCTGCTTCGCCTCAGCGATCGAATACCCCAGCTGGGGACGATCGATCGTGAGGGTCGCGGACATCTGATAGTTG